CTCTGAGCACACTGGACGGCTGGCAGGGCACAACGCTCTGCCAGCCGTTTTCTTTTGGGTCACGCACATGCTCGTCAAGGTCGGCGGTTCGCAGGTTGACGTTCGGGTCGAGGCTGTGTTCTCGATGCCTCGGCTGGGGTTCAACGACAATTTCTTCACGTGGGCCCAGGCCCTCATGCCGTTGGGCATCCGGCCCACGAAAGTTACCGGAGCGTTCTGGGATCAGTGCATGGAGCGTGTGTTTGAGCAGTTCGTGGACAAGTGCGAGTATCTGCTCACGATCGACTACGACACGTTTTTTACCAAGGAAGACGTGGAGCACCTGTTCGCCTTGGCGATGACATTCCAATGCGACGCCCTTACCGGGCTGCAGACCAAACGTGAAGACGGCAGGCCCATGCTTACGCTCAAGGGCACGTTGCTCAAGCCGCCCCAGGATGGCCAGACGACGCTGCCGATGTCGTGGTTTGCCGAGCCCGTGCAGGAAGTGGACAGCGCCCACTTCGGCTGCACGATCATCTCCACGGCGGCCCTCAAGCGAACCAAGAAACCGTGGTTTCGCTCTGAGCCGGCACCGGACGGCTCGTGGAACGACGGCAGATTAGATGCGGACATATATGCCTGGAAGAACTTCCGAGACAGCGGCAACAAGGTTTACGTCACGCCCCGTGTGGTCTTGGGCCACGGCGAGTACGTGGTGACCTGGCCAGGCCAGAACTTCACGAAGCCCGTGTTCCAGTACAGCACCGACTTCTGCAACACGCTGAAACGCCCCGAAACTGCATGGAGTGTGCCCGAGGAATGAAAATAAGAATGACCCAAAGCTACCGCGTCTACCGGCGTGGCCAGGTGCTGCCCGACGTGCCAGATGGCATGGCGAACGACTGGATCAGACGCGGCCTGGCTATCGAAGAGACGCAGCAGGAAATAGAGACGGCGGCCCTAGAGCCGGTGGTCGAGCGGGCCGACGCCACCTTGAAGCGAAAGCGTAAGCCGTGAAGTATCGCAGCCTCTCTGTCGCCACTGCCCCGGTCGCCGAGCCCGTGACGCTCGCGGAGGCGAAGGCGCACTGCCGCGTGGACACGAGCACGGACGACACCTACATCGGCACGCTCATTACGGCTGCCCGTGAGTGGGTGGAGGAGTATCTCGACCGGGCAATCGTCCACCAGCGTCTCACGATGCGTCTGGACGCCTTCCCGTACGAGATCGAGCTACCACGCCCGCCGATGGCTACGGCTGGCACAACGACGACTGTGGTGGTCACGTACACGCTGGGCGACGATTCCACCACGACGCTGCCCGAGGCCAACTACCGGGTAGACCGCAACAGCACGCCCGGCGTGGTGAGGCAGCTGCGGAGCGGGACGTGGCCAGCGAATTTGGACGACTACAACGCCGTCACGGTGACGTGGTGGGCCGGCTACGGTGCCAGCGGCTCGAGCGTCCCCGCTGCGATCCGGCACGCCATCCTCATGCTGGTGAGCCATTGGTATGAAGCCCGTGGCGCGACCGTGTCAACGGGTGCCGTGCCGCAGGACGTTCCTTTCGGAGTTGAGTCGCTTCTCGACTCAATGCGGTGGGGATCGTACCGATGATTGACGCCGGCAAGATGCGGGAACGTGTCACCGTCGAGGTAGCCAGCGGCACCACAAACTCGCTCGGCGAGACGGTGCTGAGCTGGGCGACCACCTCGGCCGTGTGGGCCAGCGTGGAGGGCGTGTCGGCTCGGGAAGCGTTGGATGCTGGGCAGCAGGAAGTGACGATCACGCACCGGGTGCGGCTGCGGTACTTGCCAGGGCTCAATCAGAACATGCGGCTGGCGTGGCGAAGCCGCACGCTGAACATCGTCAGCCTGCTCGAGTACGGCAACCGCACCGAGCACGTTGCCATCTGCGAGGAGCAGGTCTGATGGCAGCGCGAGACAAAGCCGGCATTGACATGGTTGTCGAGTTTCCAGAACTGCGGCAGTTGCAGGACGCTTTCCGTGGCTTTCGGACTAGCCTGGCCCGCAAGCACATGGGTGCCGCAATCAAACGCAGCCTCGGGCCTGGCCTGCGTGCCCTGCGTGGCAACGTCACAAAAGGCCCGACCGGAAACCTATCGCGTGCAATTGCCAGCAAAGTGAAGACGTACAAGAGCGGCAACGCCGTGGGCCTTGTCGGATTTGTCGCAGCCGGCAGCGGCAAAAACAAATCAGCCGGCGGTGGCAGCGTCAAGAAAGGCAAAGACAGGGCTTATCACGCTGGCTTTTTAGAGTTCGGCACGAAAGAGCGAGTTATTAAAACTTCATCGCTGCGAGCCGGCGCGTCGATTGCGTCCAGCTTCAAAACGCTTGGGCCGTTCAAGATTGCAAAAAAAGCAAAGCGCGGAAAGTTTGCTGGTGTGGTGCGCGTCAACACCACGCCAAAATACCCGAAAGCGTTTTTTAAGAAAGCGCCGCGAGGAGGCGTGCTGAGCCTGCGCGAAATGCCGATTGGCGGCCGAAAGGGCCAGCCGCCAGTAAAGACTGCATACCGAGAGTCACTAGCTACCATGCGGTCGCAACTGGCCGTCGAAATGACTAAGTCGCTCATTAACGCTCAGAAAGACTTGGCGACCAAGTTTCCGCCCAAGACGCCAAGGTCTTAGCCGCATGCCTCTCAAATCCCCCGAAGCCGTTCTGCGTACCGCCCTCGTCGGCAGCACCAACGTCACCACCCTCGTGGGCCTGCGGATCTACCCGGTGCTGGCCCCGGCGACAGCCACGCTGCCGTTCGTAACCTGGCGTCGAACGGGCATCGAGCGTGCCCAGACTCTCGGGCGTCCGGCCGGGATGCCACGGGTGACAGTCGAGTACGGCATCTACGGTACGACCTACGAACAAGCCCGGGACGTGGCCGACCGGATGCGGGTGATTCTGGATGGCTACGGCGGAACCGTGGACAATACAACGGTCAACCAGACGAGCCTGGAAAACGAGTCTGACGACTTCGTGACGCTGGCTGGGGCCGACCTCCCGCCGGTGTACCAGGTGACGCAGACCTACGACGTGTGGTGGCAGGAGAGCTGACGCATGCCGATTACGCCCCATGATTCAACCGGAACGACGTTCGCCTTTGGTGGCACGACGTTTACCGTCACCAGCATCACGTACTCGATCAGCGACCAGGCGGCGGCCGATCAGATCGACGTATCGCACCTGGGGCAGACGACCGGGGCAACCGTTCTCACGCTTGCCCGGCCGCTCAAGGGCTCAGCAGGCGACACTGGCAAGGAAGTCACAATTGAGTATCTGCCAACGGCCGGCGGCCCAATTGCTCAGGGGGTCAGCGGCACGCTGACCATCACAGGCGGCGTTGCCCTTAGCGTAAACGCAACGTGTGCGAGCTCGAGCGTCACGCTCACGGTCAACGACGCCGTTCGGGGCTCGGCCTCTTTCCAGGTGGCATAGCCGCCACGGGAGGCCCCAGTGGCGAGTTACAGCACGAACGTCGCCGTCAGTTGGGGCGGCGTGCCGTTTACGGAAGTCGTGGGCCTCGATTGGCAGTACGCCGGCGGCCCATCGAAAGGCCGTAGCGTCGTATGGACTGACGAAGCCGGCAGCGTCACCGTAACGACGTTGGCAGGCGCTAACACAAGCTCGTCCGAGTACGGTCTAAGAAAAACTCTGGCCATCAGCGGCGGCGGCCAATCATTGACACTCAATGCAGTATGGGAGTCGCTGAGCGTGGCTAACGAAGTGAACGGAGTCACCCGGTTCACGGTCACGTTCAAACTCTTGGACAACTGACATGGGACTGAAGGAACAAATTAAGTCAGCCAACGTTCGCAAGCCGCTCAAGGTTCACGTCAAGGATTGGAATCTTGATGTGTACGTTCGCGTAATGAGCGTCGGCGAGCGGGATGATTGGGAGCTTGCCTGGATCGACATTCGCAACAAGGGCATGGAAAAGTTCCACAACTTCCGGGCCTTCTACCTGGTGCGAACGCTGTGCGACGAGCATGGCGTGCGGATCTGGACCGACAGCGAGATGAGCGAAGTGGCCGAGCTCGACGGGGCAGTCATGGGCGAGCTTTTCGATGTGGCCCAGAAGCACAACAAAATCACGGAGGCGGACGTAGTCGAACTAGCCGGCGAGCTTTAGCCTGCGACCGTCTCGGCGATTCCTGTTCATGCTGGCCAGTCATCTTCGCATGACTGTAGGCGAGCTTGAGCAGCGAATGGACAGCAGAGAGCTAAGCGAATGGCTAGCGTTTGCACGGTATTTCCAGCCGCTCGACAACAGCTGGGCACAGACTGGAATCCTAGCCAGCGTTGCGCTAGCGCCTCACACAAGGCGTGGTCGTTGCCCGTCGCCAAACGAGTTCATTCCAGTGGAAAAGCCGCCGCAACACAAATTGCAAATGCAGTCAGTTCTGGAACAAATGACGCGAGATTTGAAGGGCACATGATATGAGCACGGCACTTGGCCTCGCCATGCAGATCAGCGCGAACACGGCCCAGTTGGCGACTGCTGTAGCCGACGTGAACAAGCGGCTGGACTCGCTTGGCCAAGCCGGCAAAAAAGCGTCAAGCGACCTTAGCACGCTCAAGAACATTGAGATCGGCAAGCTTGCGCTGGGCGGTATCCAGGCGGCGACGGGTGCCTTTCTTAGCCTGACCGGTGCCGTCACCGGTGCCGTGACGAGCCTCACGTCTTTTGCGCTCAGCGTCGGCCAAGAGCTCGACGCGCTGAACGACGTGGCCAATCGTACGGGCGTCGGCGTTGAGGCCCTGCAGGCGTACGCCAGGGCCGCAGCTGACACCGGCGTATCCGTTGAGACGTTTGCCAAACAGATTCAAAAGCTGACCATCAACATTGGCCAGGCGTCGCTTGACGACAAAGAGCGTGAAAAGTTTGAGAAACTTGGAATCACGTTTGAAAACCTTAAAAAACAAACACCGGAAAAACAGTTCGAGCAGATTGTCGATTCCATTTCTCGCATTGCCGATCCAGCCGAACGGGCCGCCACGGCCGTGCAGTTCTTCGGAAAGGGCGGCATTGAGCTGGGCGAGCTGTTCACGCTCGGACCCGGGGCCCTGACGAAGATGCGAGAGGAAGCAATCTCGCTCGGGCAAGTAGTCGATGCCGATGCCGTCAAGGCCATCGACAACATGAACGACAGCTTTGCCGCTGTTCAAGCCACCATCAAGGGCCTGGTCGGCACTATCCTGGGCGAGCTTGCGGGCCCAATTAGCACCATAGCGCAGGAGTTGCTTGGAGTCATTCGTGAAGCCGGGCCGCAGCAGATTGCGCAAAACGTCGCCGCTGGCCTTTTGGATTTTATCCAGCTAGCCGGCAATGCGTTTTTTAATCTCGCGTCGTTCATCGAGCAGTTCATTAGAAAGTTTGCGCCTATTCTTGGAATTGACATTCGCAGTGAGGCAGAGAAGGAGTTGCAGGCCCTAAGAGAAACTCAAGCTAGGGCGGCAACAGGTGGAGTTGTTGGCTCGGGTGGCATGGGTGGCGTCGGTCTGCCACAAACACGGGCGCAAGGGCTCACGCCAGAACAGTTGGCACGGATTGCCGAGCTTGAGGCCCAGGTGTCAGCCGAGGCATCGCAAGGCGTGCTCAACAAATTTCAGGCTAATTTTAATGCTGCAATCGACACGGCATCAAAGTCACTTGAGACGCGACTGAAAGACAGCGCTACGAAGACTGAGCCGAACGCCGCCGAAACAGAAACTGTTCGTCAACTGCAGCAAATCAACCGCAATGGACAGATTGGCACCGTGGACATTCTCAACTAGCCATGGCTGTCATCAACTACCGCGAAGTGCTGCCCCGCACGTTCTCGCACAAGTTTGGCGAGGCTCCGACTGCCGAGCGCAAGTTCGTCGCCACCGTGGACGGGGCCACGCCTACGCAGCAGGTGCTCAACGCCATCGGCATTTTCCATGGCAGTGTGCACCCGGAGTACACGTACCTTCGCTGCCTCAATGGCTCGTTCACAGAGCCGGACCAGTTTCACGTAGAGGCCACGTACTCGTACGACTTGCCAAACGTCGGCTCTGCGGAACTCGATCCGAACCCGCTGGCACGCCCGGATGTGTGGTCGTTCTCAACGGGCGGTGCCCAGGTGCCGGCACTGACGTACTACCACGGCGGCGGGAATGGCGACGTGCGACCGCTGGTGAACGGGGCCGGCGATTTCTTTGAGGGGCTGACTACGCTCGAGGCCGAGGTGCGTGCCACGATCGCATGGAACCGCGCTCAGTTCCCGGCCGCATTGGCGGCTGCAGTCACTAACGGCATCAATGGCTCGCCGTACCTTTGGGGCGACGCGCACACGTGGCAGTGTTCGGGCATTTCGTCCCAGAGGCAGTACGAAGTCGTGAACGACTCAGAGATCGGCTACTGGAGCGGCACGACGGAGCTTGTGTACCGGGCGGGCGGATGGAACCTGCAACTTCCGCACGTCGGCTTTCACTACGTAAGCGGCACTGGCGGGCAAAAATTCCAGGTGTACGCCAGAAACAAGGACACGGGGGAGGACGAGGCGGCATCAACGCCGCAGCCACTCAACCAAGACGGCACGCTGAAATACGTGGGCGGCACGTCAGGCCCGCCGGACATCCTTGAGCGTCGCATCTACAGAGAAGTGAATTTCGCCACCTACTTCGGCACACCGCCATCGTGAGGATTCCATGCCAGACGTGAACTATTCCATCAACGGTCAAATCACCAAGGGCGCTCTTTCGCAGTCGTTTGCCGCCAGCGGCGTCACCGCCGACATGGCCACCGCTGGCGTCCTGAGCGTCACGCTGAACCTCGGCACGGCCACGACGCAAGTCTCGACCGCCACACTGGGCTCGCTCGGCGTGTGCTTCGCCAGGTCGCTGGCGACGACGACGACGCACACCGTGTCGTTCGGCAGGCTCGACGGCACGGCGCTCTACGAGACGGTGCGGCTCAAGGCCGGCGAGGCTGCCGTGCTGCGGCTCGCAGCTGGCGACTACGCTGCGAAGGCTGCCGTGGCTGGCACGAGGCTGGTGCTGACCGTCTACGAGGATTGACCGTGGCCGGAGCCAAACGCCCAGACGGCAAGGCCGCACGAACGGAGCGTGTCACGTTCACGCGGCCGGCGGCTGACCGTATCGCCAAGGTGGTGCGGATCGTCGAGGCTGGCGACCGTGGGGCCGAGGGGCTGACGTTCACGCCAAGGATGACGGGCGGCGGCGGCATCAAGTTTCGGATTTGCACGTTTACCGCCACCTCAACCTGGACGAAGGGCGGCGACAAAGTCGTGTCGTTCAAGTACCAAACCACGACGCCGAACACCGTGACCGCAACCAACCTGTTTGCCGATGTAAGCACTGCCTCGGGCGGCGTTAACTGTGCTATTGCCAAGGAA